CTATACTCGCACCGCAACCTCCGAGACTTCGCCGCCTCCGTCTACGAATCCACCGGCCGCACCGGGCAGGACTTGCGAGAGTTCGTGGAGTTCCATCGGGGCGTGCGGGACACGATGCTCACACACCAGCACGGCGCCAACCTACTCATCTAGCCCTACCAGCAACTCCTGCTCAACCCGATGCAGTCCGTCTGCGATATCGTGTGGCTGCTGTGGGAGGAGGGCAACCATCCGGTCAGCACGAATGCCGTGATGGAGATTATCGAGGAGGTCGACATCGTCTCCTCACGGCAGGTGATGGAGAAGCTCCGGCAGGAACACCCCGGCGTCCCGTGGGGCAACGACCAGCACTCGATCTTCGACCCCGACACCCACATATACATGAACCATGTGTCGCTCTACGGCGGCGAAGACGACCGCTGGCGAGAGCGGCTGCACCGTGACGACCTCGGATGGGTGGAGGCTCTCGAAGATGTGGACTGAGATCACCGACTGGATACGCGCCGCGATCCCATACTTCCTGTCGGGCGCAGCGATCGCTACGCCGTCAACCTTGGCCTGGGCCTCCGCGAGGACGAGGGCGAAGCAACTGTCCACCGACCTGACACTCGCACGCGCCGGCGAAGACGTGCTGCTCGCCGCGCGAGACAACCTCAACGAAGCTCTCACGCAGTCCGACCTAGAACTCGTAGCCGTCCGAAAGCAACTGGCCGCCGCAGGCGGGCTGCCACAGCTTGCCGACGACGAGGTGTTCGCGGAGACGGTCGCGCAGGAGATGGGCGTCCACACCGACAGCGTCACACGCCTGTGCCGTGGACCGTTCGCTATGGTCGCGCGGAAGGTAGTCCACCCAGACTCCGGTAGACTGCGCTGGGCGCTCAACGCTGCCGTCAGGACGACGGAGCAGTATCGGAAGGCTCAGGGGTAGCCTCCACCTCGACCGTTGCCTCGACACGCTTCCCGCTCTCCATCGACGCTAGCTGCTCCCTACCACGAGCTATCACGTCCATTGCCTCCTGAGTCCCCAACGCCAGCATGTTGCCCTGCACGACCACGGTGGGAGTCTCTACCCCCGTCGCCGCCTGGCGATCCCGACGTAACGCCACCACGTGCTGCATCACAGCGATCGAAGCCTTCAACGATATCCCCTCGTCCTCGCTGTCGATAAGCTCCGTCGCACGCATCGTCGCCTTGTTGTACCCATGCTCCATGAGGCGAGAGCGGAACTGCTCGTAGTGGTCTTGGAACTCCTCCGTCTTCTTCCAGCGGTAGAACGTCCCCTCACTGATCCCGCACACCACGCACAGATGCTTCACCTGGCGACCCAGCGAGTAGAAGTACGCCGCGTTCATCATCGGCGTCATTGCCTCGTCGAAGCGGTCCTCGACCACTGCACGCCCCGGTAGCGCATACTCCTTCGGCGCCGGACCCGCGACCACCTTCTCGCCACCCGCCGTAGTTCGATCTGACATCTGCGACCTCCACAGGAAAATGTCGGGGCGTTTTTTCTCAGACGTACTCGACGGCGTCGTAGTCGTCGTACGCGATCGTCCCCGCGAACCTGCCCTCTATCAACTCGCCCTCCTCCGCGTTCACAGGAGGCAGCAGGACGAAGCAGCCCGTCCCCAACATGTACATATCCTCGTCCAACGCACATAGCCCTGTCCAGTAGTCATCCTGCTGGACCAACCAAGCGCGCCCGCCATTCGTAATCTCGAACGTCAACGTCCCGAACTGACTCATCTGGCGGTAGTTCGCGGCCTTCGGACTCCCCTCAACCCACACCGCGGCGATCACCCCGCTTGGCGCGCCCAACGCCAGCCCTACCAACGCGGAGGGGAACTCGCTCCACCAACCACGCACCTCGTCCAACGTTGGCGGCGCAGACACCTCCGCCAACGGAACCATCGACTCACGATCAATCGGGTAGATCGCCCATGAATACTGCTCCCGGTAGAATACCGCCCACTCCAACGGGGACGCCTCCATTGGCGGAGGAGCAACGCCCGTCGAACGAACCGCCGTAATCTCACGCGCCGATACTTCTCGATCTGGTGTTGTGTCCATGATGGCAGGATAGTATAATACTCACGACACGGCAACCACATCCTCACAGGAGCAGCACGATGTCTGAGGCTACCGAATCACTCCTCGATCACCGCGCGGCGCCCGAAAGCATACGGGACACCGTTGAAATCGCACCCGACACCGACGCCGGCATCCCCGGCATCGGCGCGCTCATCGACGTAAGCGCTATGCAAAACGAGTTCATCGCCAAGCGATACCCCGGCGGACGCAAGCCCGTCCCTTACCGCGTGATCTCCGAAGCCACCGGAGTCCCGCAGCAGAAGCTCTCCGTCTTCGAGAAGACCGCCGAAGTCGATGCCGATACCGCCATGCGCATCGCCGTCTACCTCGGATACAGCCTGCTCCTCGTCAAGGAAGAACCGTCCGTCGAGGACACCGGCGGCTTCTGATGCCCATCAAGATCACAGGGCGCATGTGGGCGGGGATTCACGACAAGCTCATGCGCGCCCGGCACAAGGATGTCGAGCAGGACGAGCGGCTCGACTCGATGGTAAAGAGGATCGTGAACCTAGAGCGCAACTTCGTGAAGCTCTTTGACATCGTCGAGACACGCGCCAAGGAGGATCGGTAGCTATGCACGAACCAGTCAACAGCCTCAGCATCAACGGGACGCTGCAAGAAGACGCGATACGGAGAGGCGATAGCGGACCCCTCTCCCTCAACATCCTCTACCTGGGCGAGGAGTTCGAGAAACGAGACGGCTCCACAGGACAAGACCGGCTCTACGTCAAAGCCATCTGCTGGGGAGACATGCGCGACGAGTTCGAGCATCTCAAAGAAGGGGACTTCATCGGAGTCGAAGGCAAAGTCCAGTTCAACGGATACACCAACGCCGACGGCGTCGATGTCAAATCCTGGCAACTCGTAGCACGAGACATCCAAGTGCTGGGCAAAGGCGAAGCGCCCGAACCACGAGCGCAGGAACAGACCGCCAGCACCTTCACGCCCGCCGACGACGACGACATCCCGTTCTGAGCTTGCCGGGAATATCCCCGGTAGGGCGTCCCGCCTGGACACAGAAAATGGTAAGGGCAGGGCGCAGCACGCACTAGCAGACGGGGCGGCGCGGCTGATTCCTGACGCCGCCCTTTTCTAGGAGACGGCGCATGAAGCACCCACTCGCGCACTACGAAGAGGTCGGGCCAGGTCTATTCCGCCATCGAGTAGGCAGCGGGTGGCTAGTCATGCACCACGTAGCACGGAACACGGCTGTCATCGGCTGCCACGTCCTTGACCCCGCACACCAATGGGAAAAACAAGATGGCTACGGGTGGGTGGACATGGGCGACGGGATCGGGAGCCAACGATTCCCAACAGGCAACGGATGGATTGTCCGCATCCACGCCTTCTACTCACCACTCACCAGCCTCGTGTGGATTCCCGGTAAATGGGAGACGAAGGACAGAGCATGAGAGACGAATGCCGCGACCGCGACCATGGACACGTGTGGAAGTCACACAAAGCCAGAGACACATGGCGCGCTGATCGCGACGTGGAGATGCGCTGCGACTGCGGACAACGCTCGTGCAACGGCACGATCCTCGTAAACCCGAAGCACGCATTCCCAGCACAATGGGACGAGATGTGGGCGAAGCACGAGAAGCTCAGAGAGAAAGGGGAGACGGGTGCCGACGATCACTGACGAACAACTCGAACGAGCTATCAACAACGCACAGAGCTACCGAGACTACGTCGATGACCTCATCAGCAGCTACCCCGAGGAAGACTACACCAATGCTGTCAATTTCGCGGACAAAGAACTCAAAGCACTCGTAGCCGAAAGGGACAAGACGAAGTTCAAGGCGACGAAGAGAGAAGACCTGCCGAGGAAGGGGCAGGGCAGCAGGGATTGATAGGCCCTGTCCCAAACACGCGCCTTTCGCGCGCATATGACGCCAGAACGCACAGACATTGGAGCGAAACGGCACCTAGACGGCGTTCCTGCCCCCGTTTCCGTATTGATAGGGTGGTCTGGCGGTCGAAATGGCGTGACGGGGCTGCTATTACGCGTGTAGTAGTGTTTGCTGTTTTGGTCTTCGTTGCGCGCCGCTGCTCGTTGGGGTATTGTTGTCGTGACGTTGCACCAGTCGGGGGTGGCCGCTGCTGCCCCCTCCTTTGACCTAGTTATCCACAGGTTATCCACAATAGGGAGGGGCGTCGCTAAGTGAGCCAACTCGCCTCTGCGGTCGCTGATACCCCCGCCCCTGCGCCAGGGATCGACCCTGCGGTGCGCGACCTCTTCATTGGCGCGGTGAATACGCTGCGTGCCGCTGATACACCCGCTTTGCAGCAAGGCTCGGCTGCTGAGGAAGCTCGCGGGCTGCTGGTCAAAGAGCGCCATCTGGCGAAGGCGTGCCTCCTCACTATCACGGACAAGCAGCAGGATCTGATCCCGTTCGTCGGGAACAACTGCCAGGCGATATATCGGAAGTCAGTACAGCGTCAGCGGGACGAGGGGCTTCCTGTACGCCACGCGGTGCTGAAGCCGCGCCAGACGGGCATCTCTACCGAGATTGCGAGTGATAACTTCCTTGACGCGATAGCATATCCGAATCGCCACTGCCGTGTGATGGCGCACGAAGAGAAGACGGTGAGCGAGTTATTCGGGATGTACCGTCGGTATCGGACATACATGCCGAAGGACTGCATGATCGAGCAGGGGCGCGGAATGCGCTTCGCTGCGAAGATGGTCATGGAGGAGCCGCTGAACTCTGTCGTGGAGGTTCTGCTGGCTCGTGAGAGCGCCAAGTCGACGATCGGGCGCACAGGTCGTGGGATGACGATTCACGCGCTGCACCTGTCCGAGTATGCGCATATGGACAATCCCGAGGCGACGATGACGGGGCTGCTGCGGGCAGTGCCGAAGAGCAATCCGACGATCAACGTTGTGTTGGAGACGACGGCAAAGGCGTATGGCGACCCGTTCTGGCGTGAGTGGATCAAGGCGAAGCGTAACGAGGAGTTGGGGCGCGTCGATTCGATCCTGCCGGTGTTTATCGCGTGGACGGATCACCACGAGTACCAGCACGTCTTGGACGCCGATCGGGAAGAGTGGCTGACGAACGACATTCGCTGGGACGAGTCGGACGAGTACGGGGACGAGCGCACTCTGATCGAGGACTTCGGTGTGACGCTGGGGCAAATCTCATGGCGTCGCAGTGAGATTGACGACCCAGGGATGGACAAGCGGAAGTTCAAGATCGAGTATCCGCGTACGGAGGACGAGGCGTTCCAGGGCAGCGGCGGGAATTACCTCGACGGCGGCAAGATGCAGGTGCACCTAAATGCGACAGTAGAGGCGCCGAAGCGCGGGTACATGGAGATGCCGTTCTATACGCACGTGCCTCGGTTCAAGGAGGCGGAGGAGACGGCGCGCTGGATGGACGTGTGGGCGGTTCCCCAGCCCGGCGAGGAGTTCATTGGGTTCATCGACGCGAGTGAGAATAAGCCGAATAGCGGCGACTTCAACGTGATGCTGGTGCTGCGGCGTCAGCCGTTAGAGGTTGTGGCGTTGCTGCGTGGTACGCGATGGTATCGTCCCGAGACGCCTGAGTTCAGCGATCAGTGTTTCATGGCGGGGCTGTGGTACAACAATGCTCTACTGGTACCTGAGTCGAATACTGTCGGGCAAGAAATCATCCGTGACTTACTCGGTCGAAATTCGTTCGCGTACGCCTACCCCAACCTCGGCACCGAAGAGATGCTCTTCGTTGGCAAGACGTCGGCAACGCCTACGTGGGGACTGCGTACGTCGCGGACGACGAAGCGTGCGATGATGTCCGAGTTGAAGAACTTGGTCTACGAGGAACACGCGGCGTTGAACTCGTCGGTGCTTGTCAAGGAACTGATGTCGCTTCAGATCGTGAACCAGAACGGCGCTGTGGCGGCGCCGATGAAGGGGCGCCCGTTTGAGGAGGGATCGAGCGAGGAAGGCCACCATGATGATTGCGCTATCGCGTTAGCCGGTGCATACTATACCCATGGGCTGTTGACGCCGCCTCGTACTCCGATGGAGAATCACGACCGTATGATGCGTGAGCGTCAGCGTCGTGGCGAGGGTATCAGCACCGAGATTACGGATTGGCGCGGCGACGGTGGCGCTAGGGATGGATTCGACTTCGGGTCGCTAGGAGTGTGATATGGACAGGCGCGGATTCTTCGGCAAGCTGGTGGGCGGCGTAGCAGCGGCAGTGGCGGCGAAGGCTGTAAAGAGCGAGGCGCGCCCCGAGCAGGTCGACATAACTACGCCGGGGTATACGTCGGATGGCCCGTGGTTCACGACGATCCCCCCGCAGAAGCTCCGCTGGTCCAAGCACAGCGCGAAGGACGGGCCGTGGTTCCCTGTGGAGGACGAGTCCGCCGACCCCAAGACGCTCACGTTTGCCGACATCCGCGAGATGCGGGAGTCGCTCGTTGCCACGCCGCCGCCTGTCACCTACGTCCCCCCTATATCGCCTCTGCGCGACGCCTGGTCGAAGGGGAAGTTGCGCCTCAGCGCGGACGACCTCGACGCTATCCAGATGTCGATGAGCGCCCCCGGCGAGGGCTTCACGGAGTACATCTACCGGGGCTACCACTTCGTCCCCGAGGACATCGAGCAGATCCGGCGCACTCAGAGGATCTGGAGTCCGCCGGCGCACGGGATGGTTGGGGCCACGCAGACCGACACAATGGGCAACGAGTGGGTGTGGGGCAAGGCGGGCGAGGATATCAAGGCAGGCACGGTGGTCGCGGCAGACGCCGAGGGGCATATGCGCCCGTTCACCGAAGACGGCGTGTCGCTCGCAGATGGCGTCGTGCAGCGGGATTGGGCGGAAGGCGAGTCGGGCAGCCAGATGGCTCTGCGCAAGGGATTCGGGACGATCCACGTCGAGAGCGGGGACGTTAGCGAGCATATGCTGTGCAACGTCGACTGCACCACGAGAGAGATAGTGAGAGGGCCGTGGCATGAACAGGCGGAGCTTTCTGACGAAGGCGCTGGGCGGGGTAGCAGTGTTAGCGAGCGGGTTGCTGAGTGGCAGGGACGCGCACAGCAAACCGAGCAGGCCCGACTCGACGACCTCTATGGAGAATGGTCAGGCTGACGCCATCTTCTCCAAGGACGAGAGCGGCAACTGCACGCAGCTTACGCCCCACGACGACGACGGGCTGTGGACCCCCGGTTGGGGCGTCACTCGCCCAGAGTGGCGCAAGCGCCCGGCGACCAACCCCCTGCTCAAGGAACTATCGGAGGCTACGCGCCAGAGCTTCGAGAGTGTAAACGAGCAGATGCTCGTAATGAACTCGGACGTCTACCGGGGGCTGCAAACGGCGCTCGACACCCCTATAGGCAACGCCTTGAATGACGCTGATACCGGCGACATCGTCAACGTCGCGATGGGACACTCGTTCACCGCGCATCAACGTCGCGATGGGACACTCGTTCACCGCGCAGCCGCCGGAAGAGTGGCGAGACGAAGACGGCCGCCCGCTGACGGAGGCGCAGATGTCTGACGACCAGTTCCAGCAGTACCGGGGGGTGATGTCGGTCCCGATTACTGTGGTCTGCGACGATCGCCGCCGTGTGGGGACGGTCAAGGACGTGGACTTCGGATGAAGGTCGCGCTGTCTGACATTCTGTCAAAGTTCGTCCGGTTCGAGGTTCTGGGCGTGTGGGGCGGCTTGACGGAAGAGGAACACGCCGAGCATGTGGAGCTACGCGATATGCTGTCGCGCTTCACGGTGGATATGCCCGACGATCCTGACCACGAGCGGTATTCGCGCGTGCTGACGGACGATCAGGCTATGGAGCAGTGGCGCGCTGAGCAGCAAGAGGTGCGGGAGGGAAAACGCCCTGCCGCGCAGTCGGAATGGTGATCCAAAGGAGTCCCTATGCCGAGGTATGAGTTCCGGCAAGAGTACGTTCCGTGGACGAATCCCAACTATCACGACCCGAAGGTGAAGAACCGGACGGCGGAGGTGATGTCGAAGTTCTGCGCCGACGGCTGGGAGATAGTCCACGTCGAGCGGGAAGTGCAGGGCCGCGATACGGTCTACGACGTGTGGATGCAGCGCGAGGTTGCGGCGGACTCGGCGCCGGCTGTACACTCCGCGCCGTTCGAGCAGTATACTGAAGAGGAAGCGGTGAACCCCGATCCGGTAGAGGGCGACGACCTTGTCACTTACCGGATGGCAGCGGCGGCGCTGAGCATGTCGCCGCAAAAGTTTGCGTATGCCCTGAAGAAGCGCAAACTCCGTGATGCAGCGGACTTCCCGTTCACGAAGGTGATCGGCGGAAAGACGAACACGGAAAGATGGGTTGCGCCGATGGACGAGTTCGTGTTATGGGTACGTGAGCGGTTCCCCGAAGAAATAGCTGCCCAAGCAAAAGCGGGGGCGTCCGACGACTCCGAGGAATGACACATGCCCCGTAAGCAGCGTGGAAAGCGTGTCCCTTTGCCGCGCGGCAAGCACGCCCCGATGCACTCTAAGACGCAACGCAGGTCGCCTACGCGCCCTGTCCCCAAGGTCATCAAGTCCTTCAACCCACGTGGTGCGCCAGGCAGCGCCCGGAGGAAGAGGGCAAAAGCCCGCGAGTACGGCCGTGCGGATATCACAATGTTCGACATGTACACCAAGGCGTCTCGAAACAAACGGGCAGCCAAAAGTCTGCATCGCGGCGACCGCTTCATGGGCTTGCGGAACTCTTCGCGCGCGAAGTAGTCTCGGCTACGGATCGAACAACTTAATCGCTTGGGGCGATCATTGGGAATTGATCTTCGCGCCTCAGACATAGCGCCGGAGCGACGGCTCCATGAGCTTAACAATATCCGCGATGCAAAGCGGACTGCGAGGATTCTGCGCGCCTCTATAAAGGCAGCAGAGCAGGGCGACAACTTCCGCGCTTTCCTCGCGCAGTTCGACGGGTCGTACGCGTTCTACCACGGCGACCAGTGGCTCAATTCCGATGGCTCTAGGTCTGAGGCGCCGCCTTGGCGGTTCCGCACCATCCGCAACGTCACCTTCGGGATGGTCCACTCCATCGTCTCCCTGATGATGGACATGCGCCCTGCGCCCTATATCGTCGCTGACTTCCCCAACCGCCCGGTCCCCAACGCGGGATTCCTGCCCTTCCAGTCGCTTGCCGGCGGGCAGACCGAGTACCGCGAGCGGATATTCTCGGACCTCGCCACCGACGCTACGGACATGATGCAGGCGGAGTTCGAGCGCACGGACGAAGACGCGCACCTCAAGAACATGCTGCTGGACATGACTGTCGGCGGGCTTGCGGTGGAGAAGACGTATTGGGACACGAAGACGGGGCGTCCAGCGGTCATCCAGATCGACCCGCGCGACTTCATGGTGGACCCAGAGTGCCTCTCTAACCGGATCTACGACGGCAACGCGTCGTTCGTAGTCTGGAAGAAGAAGATGGACTTGGACAGAGTCCAACGGGTGTATCGGCTGTCCAATAACGAGACGCGCAAGGTCAAAGAGAAGGCGATCGAGCATGACGACATCTCGATCATCGACGACGAGGGGCTGTACAGGCGCTACGAGTATTCCAGCCCGTTCAAAGACCCTCACCCCGACACGCAAGACTATAACCGCCCGCAGGTGACAGTCTACGAGTTCTGGTATTTCGAGGACGCCGTGCCGGGCTTGGAGGGGACTGAGGAGCCGGTCGAGCCTAGCGCGTTCCCGAAGGGTCGCCGCATCCACATGGCGGGCGACACAATCCTCTTGGACGACGCCAACCCGTTTGCTCACGGGCAGCTACCGTTTGTCCTCTATAGGAACTACGGCGATCCACGCGACCCGTACGGCTTCGGTGACGTGGAGGTGGTGCGTGGTCAGCAGGTAGCTCTGAACGTCCTGCAATCGCAGGTGATGCAGATGGCTATCTTGATGGCGAACGGCCAGTGGGTGTATGAGGAAGGCGCGTTGCGCGAAGATTGGCTGTCCAACCGTCCAGGGTTAGCGGTCGAGGTTCCGCGCGGGATGATTAACTCGGTCAAGAAGCTCGAAGGCATGAACGTGCCGTCATCGCTCTTCGGCGTGATGGACCAGATCGAGCAGAACGTCGAGAAGACGACGAACGTGAACGACGCGATGGAGGGCGTGTCACCTGGTACGCACGTCTCCGCGAAGCAGACCCAGACGTTACAGGACGCCGCGTTCAAGCGGATACGTGAGAAGCTCACGAACGTGGGCATGGCTCGCCGGCGCAGTGTGTATCAGCGGTTCCGGTTGATGCAGGAGAATGCGAGCTTCCACGACGTGCTGGCGTCCGGTGATATGCAGAGCGGCGAGTGGATGGCTTGGGACGACGCTATCCGCGAGATGCCGGTGGACGTCCGCATCCGTTCGATGTGGGACGAGCCGACGACGAAGGCAGAGAAGCAGGAAAACGCGATGCAGATGATGCAGGCGGGTTGGTTCGACCCGTTGCAGGCGATCAAGCACGCGGACATCGAGGTCGACGAGGACTTCCTGCGGACATTGGAATTGACTCGTTCTGTGCAGTTGAAGACGCTCAACGTGCAGAACATGGAAGTGCAACTGCGTGAGGCTCAGGTGCAGCAGCAGTTGCAGGCGATGTTGGGAGCGCAGCAGGGCGCGATGCCGGGCGGAATGGCCGGGCAGATGCAGCCGGGTGGCGCCCCTCAGATGATCGACGCTGCGGGCGGCGTTCCGATGGCTCCCGAGGATGCTGGCGGGGGGCTAGACGCGATGGCTCTCGAAGGCGGCGGTGAAGTAGCACCAGAGGCGCCCGCAGCGCCACCATCCGGGTAAGGAGCGGTAGAATGGCACTTAAGGTTAAGCGCAAGGCCAAGCCCAAGACTAGCGGGAAGACCCCCGTGAGCAAAGTCATGTCCGCTCCAGGGTCGATTGTATTTAGCCAGTCCAAGAAGAAGGCTAAGGCCAAGAAGGTAGTCCCTCGTCAGAAGGCTAAGGCCAAGCCTAAGAAGCGCAACAACTCGGCAGCGGCTATGCGCAAGCGTGCGAAGGCCAAAGGGGCTGCTTGGCGGAAGAAGCACGGCGCTAAGAAGCGCTAAGAAGCGCTAACAGTTTCTCTCCCCTTCGGGGGCGAGCGCACCCACGGCAAGCGACACTGCCGTGATTTCGAGGAAGGTGAACGATGGCTGAGAAGGCAGCCGCCCAGGGGCCTACGTCTGCTGGCCTTGACGCGAAAAGCACCCAAGCTCGGGTGCAGGAGATGATCCAGAACGCGGTGTCCGATCCGGTTGAGGGGCAGTCTGCTCCACAGACCGAGACAGCGGCCGTGGTCGAGGATGCTCCGCAAGCTCAGGATGCAGGCACGGTTACAGGCGACACCCCCAGCACTCCGCCCAAGACGGCGGATGACATCGACCCACCTGCCGCTGACCCCGCCCCGCAGCCGTCCTCCGATTGGACGGCGGCTGACTCACGGATCGGGCAGTTGGTGGCGCAGTTGGAAGCGAGCAGAGGTCAAACAGCAGAGGCAGAAGCGGAGCGAGATCAACGGGCCGAGGATCACCGAGAGGCGACTCGCTGGGGAACGAAGAATCGCCAAGAGGCGAAGGAACTGACCCAGCGCTTGGATACGGCGGAAACCGACCGTGAGTCCCTATCGCGGGAATTGGAGCAGACGAAGGCTCTCTTAGCGGAGAAGATGCGGCAGCCAGCAGCGCCTACGGCGCAGGACGACCCATATGGCTATGCCGACCCTTACGCGAACGAAGAGCCGGCGCCTACCCAACCCGCCTCCGTGGAAGACGACCCGAGGTATCGCGCGCAGCAGGAGAAGATCGCAGGATTGGAGTCCACGGTCGAGTCCCTGGCAGCGGACCGGAAGAAGCGTGAGTTCGACACGAAGGTGGCGACACTCACGGCGGAGTTCAAGGAGCGTAAGGCAATGCTGATGGGGCCTCAGTATGCCATGAGCGAAAACGAAGCAAACGTGGCGATACGCGCGCACGCGGACGGGAACAACGACGCGTTCACCGACCTGTGCATTCACGCTACCCGCCGCGCCATGGCTTCCAAAGCGAATGGCAGACCCGAGGCAGCCGCAAGCAACGCCGACCTCCAAGTGGAGTCCGAGGGCGCCAACTCGCGGAGTACATCCGCGCCGCGCCGCCCGCCGATTCTTCCGGCCGACATGCCCGCGTTCGACATGGCTGCAATCTCGAAACTCTCCGAGCCTCAGCAGAGTGACGCTCGTGTAGCAAACATGGCGAAGACCATATTCGCTGATTGAACCAGCCGGATGCCAGCGAGGGCGTGTGCAGGTAAGCGCGCCTTCGCCAGCGTCCCCTACGGGGGATGCCACTTACCTGTGGTGATGGTTTGGTTGTCTCTTCGGATGGAAGGACATCCAAATGGCATCAGGGCAGATTCTCACGGAACTCGGACGTGCGGTACGCCATACGTGGGCGGGCCTGAACGAGAAGATTCTCGAACGCTCCTACGCGTTTTCCAACACGTTGATCCGCCGTGCGCGCGTGTTCAACGAGGGCAACGAGATTCGGTTTGCGCTCTGGAAGGAGCGTCAGCCGACGACCACCTACAGCTCCTATGACGAACTCCCGCGCGTGCAGCGCGAGCAGGTCGTCGAGGGAACGGTGAAGTGGAAGCACTACGCCGTCGCGATCCAGATCGACGGTCCCTCTCTGCGTGCGAACATGGACGTGGGGATCAACGGGCTGCTCGACATGGACTCCCTGCGCGGGCTGTCCAGCAACAAGCAACTGACGCTGTTTTCTCTGGTTGACCGCCAGATGGCGCGTGCAGTCGAGGATCTGAAGTTCGCCATTGGCGCGGACGTCTATGGCACCGGTACGGGCCAGGACGGCGACCGCATCCAGGGCCTCGGAACGATCATCGACACGTCGCTGTCGTATGCCGGACTCGCCGTTGTCGACGTCGGCACGGACGACCTCGACTCTGCCAACCGTTGGGCGGGCAAGGTCGACACGAACAGCGGCACGAACCGGACGATCGGTCTTGAAGACATCGCGTCGATGGGCGCGTCGATCCGCCGTGGCAACGAGTCGGCGGAAGACATCATGGTGTATCAGAACAACGCCATGTACGCGACGCTCCAGGTGCTGTTGCAGGGCCAGCAGTACTTCACGAACGACGAGTTGGCAGCGATCGGGTTCGACAACATCGTCTGGGACAACATGACGTTTGTCCGCGACGAGATGGCGGACGCCAACACGATGTTCTTCATCAACCACAACCACATGTACATGGCGATCCGAAACTCCGCGAACTTCGAGTTCCTGGGCTTCGAGAAGGAAGACGACTCGGTCGTCGGCCACGTCATCGCTGACCTCAACCTCGTCTGTGATGATCGCCACCGTCAGGGCAAGATCGAGGACATCACCACGGTCTAACCGGCGACCGCCGGCGTGACTTGGCGTCCACTTTGACGAACAGAAAGGAACCCAACCGTGGGTAACTATTACGGCGACATCTACCAGACCAATTCCGTCCCGGCACATCCGGCTGGGAAGGAAATCCGCACCCCCGATGGGCGGTGCTTCAAGTACATGCAGAACACGAGTGGCGGCGCTCTCGCGAAGGGCAATCTGCTCAAGCTCGAAGGGGCTTCGGGCGGAACCGGCGCGGCGGACGGCGGGATCATAATGACTGGCACGCTGGCGGCAGTTACAGCCATCGGCGCCCGTCGGGTTACGGATACCGCAGTCTTCACGACCACGTCCCTTCAGGACATGCACGACGTGCAGGAAAACGGACATGTCTACATGTTCTGGACGACCGGCAGCACTGGCGTAGCCCAGGGCGGGCCGATCATCCGTAGGGTGTCGGACACTCAGATCGACATCTACGATTGGGCGGGTGAGACGGGCGCATTCGCGACCGCCCTCGCTGCCACAACCACATACGCCATCCAGTGCTTCACGCGAGTGGAGCTTACGGAAGAAGCCGCCGACATCCCCGTGGGGACTGCTCTCACGGCTGTGGCGGACGACGAGTGGTTCTGGATGCAGACCGAGGGCCTCGGCATCGTCCTGTTCGACACGTCCACGGCGACGACCTTGGAAGAGGTCGTGCTGCCGGGCGCCGAAGCCGGGCATGGTGAGGGGATCGCTGCTGGCGGAACCGCCGCAGTGCCGCTCTCGATCGTCGGGCGCGCTCCGCTGGGCATGGACGTCGACGCGGACGGTCTGCTTCCGCTGACCCTCTGCATGAGGCAGAACAGCACGTTCTGCCGCAACGACCGTCTGTTCCCGTTCTGCATGGGCGATTACAGCCATGCGTTCCCGCGCATGAGCTAGGACCAAGTAGAGGGGGCTTCGGCCCCCTCTCAATTCTCGGGTAGAAGATGCGTTCCTCTACCACTGCTGGGGACGAAAGGACTCTCCAATGCAGATGACGAATACGGCGACGTGGACACAGGCGCGGTATCGTAACGGCGGCTTCAACCATGACCGTCACTGGTTGCTGAATGCGGATGTGGACGCTGACGGGAACCTTCGACTGAAGGCCCCGACGCGGTTCTACAACAACGACGCCGACGCTACCGGGTATGTCCTCGACATCGTCCACGACAGCGCTAGCCCGGCAGACAGCGATGTCACCGGGACGATCCGCTTCATTGGCGACGACTCGGGCGGGACACCGGACACCGGCACGTTCATCCGCAACACTGCGCTGACAGTGGCGGCGGGCGACTATACGACGCGCTTGTCCTTCTTCGTCGCGGATAACGATACCTCGAATGAGGCGGTGCGCATCGAGGAGGACCACCTCTTCGTCGACAACGCTTCCCCGAAGGCGGGGGCGACGTCGTATGTGAACACTTTTGACGCATGGGACGACGCGTTCCTGCTTCAGATGCACAACGACCACGACACCGACCGCGAGGAGTTCTGGCGGCGCACGGACGAAATCGGCATCACTCGTCTCAAAGACCCGTCCCAGGGTGAGGCGGGCGGTCGCATGATGGACCTCGCCAAGGGCATCAAGCTCGGCTGGGGTGCAGCGGCGCAGAACCGTGAAGCCATCGACCAAGTCCGCGACGTTGTCAAGATGGTCGCCAAGGAGACGCTTGGCTTGGACGACCCGTTCGTCGGCTTGCCGTTGAACCGTGCAGACCGTGGCGCGATCATCGACGTCGGCTAACCGCAACCGTTCAGGAGCAGGACGTGAAGGCAAAGCCTACAAGCTCAGTTATGGAACCTCCAAAGGGGGTTCCCTCGCTCATCCCTAATGAGGATGCGCGTGCGCTGGTGGATTCTCTTTTGGAGAATCGCAGCGAGGAATCCTACGGGTTCGGGGCGTTGGCGAGCGCCATGTCGAGGGTGCAGCCGGCGGTGCAGATAGCGATCCCCTCGAACATGGAGCATCTGCCCGCGCTGTTTGTGGACAACCTCTCAGCGCTCCACAAGCCTGCGTTGTGGACGCAGGACATTATCCGCGAGGCGACCATAGCCGCGATGCGGAACGAGGCTGTGGAGATGATGCTGGGCGCGAAGGTCCGCTCGTCTCAGGGCGCGAAGCAGATGACTCATCTCTTCATGCTCGACAACGACATGGTCTACCCTCCCAGCACGCTCATGGAGTTGCTGAGGAGCGATGTGGACGTAGTCGCGGGGTGGGGATGCTCCCGTGTAGCCCCCTACTACCACAACTTCATGGTGCCGTCGGACACGGGCGAGTTTTACGATGTCCCGACCACGCTCCCGACTCCTGCGGGGCTGCACGAGGTAGGTGCGGTGGGCGCGTGTGGGATGCTGATACGACGCGAAGTGTTAGAGGCGTTGGAGCCGCCATGGTTTGCGGATGTCACAGACGAGGAAACTGGCACTCGAATTGGCGAAGACGTCTACTTCTGTCGTAAGGCTAGGGCGGCGGGGTTCAAGGTATGGTGCCGCACCGATCTTCGGTTCGGCCACATGGTGCCTAGCCTCGTCTTCCCAAGCCATGGGGCAGATGGCGAATACACCGCCGAGGCGCGGTTCGGAGTTTAGCGAGACGCATCCAGTCGTGAGGGCATGTCATGGCAGGCACGATACGGTCAGAGTTCCTGACGCGGCTGCGTAAGCAGTTGGGGGAAACCACTGCGGGTTTCCATACGGACGCGGAACTCAACGACGACATATCCGTCGCGCAGCGCCAACTCGTTTCGAGTACTGTCACTCACGACGGCTTCGCGCTCATAACTAAGACCGAGCGTTATCACCTGAACGAGGGCCAGCGCGTCTTCCAAGTGCCAAACGACGCCATCGAGGTCATCTCGGTGGAGTACATGGACGGCACGACGTGGGAGCCGTTGGAGCAGTTCACCGAGGAGACGCTCGAAGACTACCGAGGCGACAACTACACGTCGACCCCCAACTACTTCTCCGTGCGCCGGGCGCGGGAGATTATCACCGAAGGGATCGCTACGGGCGGCAGTGCGACGACGATCGTCGACGCTGACCGGACGGGTATCAGCGCATTCTCAGATGGTGAGGAGGTGGTCAACTCTCAGGGAACCGCCTTGGGTCAGGGGTCTACGTTGGAGTCTGTGGAGAATGTCACAGACAAGAGCGAAGGCGTTATCACTGCGGTGACGAACGACACGACGCTCACGTTTGGCGCGGGAGGTCGTTCGCAGGGCATCCAAGGCGGTGCGCGTAATAACTTCGAGTTGGGCGACCACTATCGCGTGCTGTCCCCGATCCACAACCGCTTGGAGGTGGTCCTACGTGACGCGGCCAGCACGGGGTCGTATTCCACCTCCGTTGAGCATTCGATATCGAGTGGAAGCACGACGAAGGCAATCGGCAACAACGGCGGCACAGAGACTAAGCAGGCGCAGAGCTTCCTCCTTACGCGCGCAGGCGGCATCGTTGGGGTGTCTATACGCCTCGGGTCACGGACAGGCACGCCGCTGGGGAACCTGGCCTGTCGGCTAGACACGGACAACTCAGGCGCCCCGTCGGGGACGTTGGTCGGGTCCGGCGCGAACCTCGCCAAGGGCAGTATAGAGACTCCGTCGGACAACGCATGGAACGACATCTGGTTCACGCACCCCTCGTACTTGGCGGCGAACACCCTCACCTGGCTTGTGGCTGAGATTCCTGCTCAGAGCGGGTATTACGCTAGCCCCAGCGAGAATCACCTGAGTTGGACGCAAGACCCCGACGCTGGGTATGCCAACGGCAGCCAGTCAACGTACACCGGCTCGTGGGCAGCATCTACCAACGACTTCCAGTTCAAGATACACATCGCGGACGAAGGTGGCCCTCTCCGAATCCGCTATGCGGCGATGCCGGGCGAGGCGACTGACGCGGACGATCTGTTAGAGATCCCGATGTATGCCGAACGTGCGTTGATGTATCTGTGCTTGAAGATGGCGATCACGAAGCGCCCAGGCACTGAGACTCAGCAGAACTACTACGAGAGCCTGTATCAGGGCGAGATGGACGTGATCCGCCGGCAGGTGCGGCAGCGTAACCGTAGCGGCTACAAGGTGATTCGAGACGAGACGGCAACCTTCTTCCCGTACCGTGTTCGGCGCTCTCGCCCATCCGGCGCGCAGCGTCTCAGATATGAGAGTTAGGAGACTGCGATGAGCGGGCTATTCCCCTCGGTAGGGACGGTACAAGACACGCTCGATAACGTAGGCAAGGCGCATGAGGCTAAGCGGGCGCCCATCTCGTTTACGGGTACTGGCGCGCAGCAGATCGTAGCGGGCGTCACGGGCAAGAAGCTCCGTGTACTCGCCCTAGTCATCCTGACGGACACTGCGGGGACGATCGCCGTGCAGGACGACAACGCGTCGCCGCAGGTGCTTGTGGGCGCGATGCCGGTAGCTGCGAACGGTGGTATGGTGATCCCGTTCTGCGAGGGCGTCTATTGGGGCGAGACTCAGTCGGGGGACGACCTCGACCTGAACTGCTCCACCTCGATGACCGTCGGCGGGGTCGTCGTGTACATGGAGATTTAGGATGGCGGGTACGCACGTCGACTACAAGATCCAGGCTGTCGTGGGCAACATCGCGCACGTGTCTCTGTACGAGGGGGCGTTTGCTGGCGTAGTTGACGAGGATGGCGCTACCACCCGCCAGTACGGGCGCAACACGCTTCTTCAGAACAAACGTCTCGTCTTCCGCACCCCGGTGTCCAGGGCGCAGGTGGTGGATTACATGAACGACTACCTGAACGACTACCTGAACGATGCGGACGCGCGGACTAAGCTGCCCTCTCAGGTGCGGCGTCGGGCGCCACGTCGCAAGCCTACTCGCACGGAGGACCGCTGATGCCAGCGCTTGATACGGCGTGGTTTGAGAAGCACCAGCGTGCGCTAGTCCTGTTGGGGAATACGCCGCGCGGCCGGCGTCTGCTGGGCGTCCATAGACGAAGCCCTGCCCGCCCTATGGTGGAGATAGGCCCCAACTACGCGCTCTACTTGGACGAGTACCATCCTACGGCTCTACACGCGCTGTGGAGTCTCCGCCGTCCACGCGCACTTCCGGTTATCGGGCAGTACTCGTGCGCGCCGAAGATGTCTCTCGGGCTGGTTCCTTACGTCGAGCGTATGCGGGAGTGGCAGGACTATCTGTCCGCCGTATGGACGCCGGTGTCGCCGTTCCCGAAGGTGGCGTTTGCCGAGACGGGGACGTTCAACCCCGAGGCGCATCCAGAGACGACGACGGCGGATTCGATGGTAGGGTATGTGGCGACGGCGGGTAACGGGGATACTTGGGCAAACGTTCAGGGACATGTCGGGACGACTGCTACGAGCGCGTCGTCTCCAAACCAGGCGGCGATACGGGGCGACAACAGCAGCGATACGTGGCGCAACCTGTGGCGCACGCTGTTCACGTTCGACACCTCGACGATCACAAACGGCATCAGCCTCACCAAGGCGACGGTGACGCTATCGGGGACGGACAAGACCGATGCTAACTCCATCTCCCCGACATTCAACATCTACACGAGCGCGCCGGCAGACGATGCGAACCCCGCAGCGGGGGACTACAACTCGTTCGGTTCTACGGCGTTGAGCGGCGATATCACCTACGCGGCGTGGAACGCGGCGGCGGACAACGTCTTCTCGTTGAGCGGCACCGGGATTGCGCAGGTGTCTCTGACGGGGATTACGAAGCTGGGCATCCGCGAGGCGACGTATGACGCTGCGGACGTAGAGCCGACGTGGAGCGACACGAACTGGTCGCGTGTGCGGTTCAACTCGGCAGATGCGGCGGGGACAGACGACGACCCCCTGCTGTCGATCTGGGGTACTGCGACGCCGAGGCTGTCACTCGCTCTTACGGGAGTAGGCATATGAGAAAGCGCGAACTTCCTAACCAGCGCGCGGCGCGCGAGAAGACAAAGCCGAGGAAGCGTGAGCTTCCACATGCGCGTGGGGACCACAACGCCCGTGAGCGGATCACCAACCCCTCTGTCAAGCTCGGGGGCGGCGAGACGCGCCTTGTGAGCGAACACATGATGGGCGAGATTGCGAAGGAAAACCGGCGTGTAGACGCCGCCAACAAGCGCGCGGCTAAGAAGCAGCGCGACGACATGAGGCGAATGTTCAATGGGCAAAGTCCATAAGATCGAGGGCGACGACCGTGTGGCGGTGCTGGCGGTGCGGACTCTACGTGACGAGACGTGGAAAGAGGTCGAGCAGTCGGAGGCATGGCAGCGGCTCCAATGGCTGAACAAGCGGCTGTTGGACACGTCCATGGCGGCGGGCAAGGCAATGGGCATCGGGGACGTGAAGGTCCAGTTCGACGAGCAGGCGCTTACGTTCACCGAGCAGGACGCCCCAGATACGGTGGGGGAAGCACCCGAGGAGTCATCCGAGGATGGCAACGCGTAAGAAGTACATCTCGTGGCGCGACTTCACGGGCGGTCTGAACGAGAATCACGGATTCCGTACAGACGAGCGCGGCGTGCTAGAGGTCATGGACAACGCGGAGATTGACTACCGGGGCAGGATTGTCCCGCGCCCTGCCCTGCTTAGTGGCCCGGACAATACAGGGGCGACTCGGGGACTCATCACGAAGATGGCGACCTTCTCCGCGATCGAGGCGGGGCTTGCCGCCGGCGCGGTAGCCTCCCCTCGCACTCGCCACTTTATGTTCACTATCAGCGCGCACGACGCGTGCTTGCAGGTCAACGAAGAGTCCTACGCCATCTCCTCTGCTAGTGTGAAGAACTACAGCACGAGTACTTCGGGGGTAGATGTAGAGGCTTACTGGCACGAGCAGTTGTACGCCCCGTTCTTGGCATTTGACGAGCGCGTCTTCTTTGGGCTGGGGGCGGGCGGCAATCGCCACATGAGTTGGGGCGACGCTACGGGACTGGTCCTAAGCACCGCCCGTGTGTACAACGTCGGGGCTTCTGCGCCTACTACCCCTGCCAGTGTCAGCGTAACGGACGCGGCGGGGTCGATCGGCGGGGACAGCAACAACGACCTTGAAGCGTCGAAGTGGTACGGCGTCACCTACACCTATTACAACAGCACCTACGGGGTCGAGACGGCCCCTGCGACGGTAGTAGCTGCGCAGACAGACGCGTCCAACAAGACACTGAACTTCACCCTGACGTACTCGGTGGATGCGCAGTGGGACAAGATCATCTACTACATCACGGATTCTCACGATACCGAGGCAGCGGCGGAAGCCACCACGGTGTATAAAAAGGCCGCCGCGCTCGACGCCAACAACACCTACAGCATTAATAACGATACGGCGGGGACCACGGATGCGGTATGGGTGACTGGTACCGAGTACCATGACCCTGGTGGGGCAGGCTCGACGCTTAGTTACACGCTGGGGGCCGCGAACGACACGCTAGACCACGACCAGTTGACGGAACTCCCCAACTTCCTCGCGACCAGCAAGAACGTCGTGTATGCGGCTATATCGCCTAACACGGTGCGATTCTCCAAGGTGACTGCGGACGGTGTGTTCCCCGACTGGTTCCCCGCAGAAAACAGCGTCACTGTTGGGGGGTCGCACAGTCGCCTAACCGCGTTGGAGGCTCACCCGACGCAGGACGGCATCCTCGCGTTTACGCAGCACTCCTGCTACCACATCATCGGGACTCACATCGGGGACATCGAGGTCAGGGAAGTCCCCTCCGCAGTCGGGTGCGGGTTCCCGCGCACGATGATGGCGTATAACGGCACGCTCATGTTCATGGGGACAGACAGTCAGATATACGAGACGAACGGGCAGTCCTTCGTGGTCCGCTCTAAGGCTGTCGAGCGTAGGCTTCGCCAGCACGATCTTGGCGACATGTGGTTTGTCCACGCAGGTAGGCATCAGGACAAGTACGTGGTGTCCGTGGGCAACACCCATCTGGACGGCCCGGTCGGGACACTTACGGACGCTGCGGCAGGCGCCAACGTGGTCTTCGGCGCGGCAGATACGGAGCGGACACACACTGCCGGCACATCGTGGGATCTGTCGTCCTACGTAAAAGGCACATACGTAGAGAGTGACGGCTTATTCGGGTACGCTCAGAATTGGGGGATCATATCGGCCGTGGATGACGGCTCCGATGTAATCACGTCGTCTTGGGCGGTAGAGGACACGGGGGCCGCTGGCACAGCGACTTCTCTACGCTACGGGTTAGTCCACGATACTCTGCTTGTCTACTACCGAGACACCGATCACTGGACGTCCTTCTCGGACTTCTCCGCGAACGCCATGCTCGGCACTATCGGGGTGAATCAAGACGCCAATACCCAAATCACGGGGCCGTCCTTCCTAGTGGCTCCTGGGGATGCCGCAGGTGTGGGGGCGCGCAGTTTGACATGGAGCGCGCTGGCAACGTTAGAGGCGCCCACGTCTACCAGGGATACCGACCAGACTTTCACCCTCACGGTGGCTCCCCCGCCGCATCGCTTCGACGAGTTGACGCAGTTTACCGGGGTGAAGATCATTCAGGGGCTTGGTGCGGGCGCCGACGGTATGTCCTGCACTGTGAAGGTGTACGTGGACGACGAGACAACCGCTAGCATCACCCCCTCCGCCTACGAGCCGTCGAAGGCCAACAACTACACCGTCGGGTTTATGGGGCAGGGGCATAGCGCGCAGGTAGAGGTGACGATCACGCATTCTGGCAGCATTACAGAGTTCGGCAAGATCACGATGATCCAGCTTGAATACGAGGCGTACCACTAATGGCGTTCCGCGTCCTTGGCACAGAGGCAGAGGAAGTCGCTACGAGCGCCACCTATGCGCTCGACTCCTTGGAGACGGCTCTGCGCCCCTATCGCGTGGAGACGGCGCCTACGACTACGCTAGGGCGCGACCCTGTCCCGATTGGGGAGCAGCGCGTGCGCGTCGACGCGGACGGTAAGACGCACCTGTACTCGCGGCTGATCGGCGCGAACAGCAAGCCGCTGTGGGTCGAGGTTGGCCTCCGGTCGGTGAGCGGCGCGTATGAGTTCTACGCCAACAACGACGACACGATGGACACCGCCGACGAGTCGATACTGAGCATCGAGCAGGCGGGCGCGGGTGACGCGAGCATCCAGTTTGAGCTAACGGGCGCGCAGGTCTACACGCTCGGAATCGACAACAGCGACAGCGACAACTTCGAGCTTTACGACGTGACGGCGGGGACTGAGCTTCTCGCGATCGCGAAGTCCACGGGGGACGCTACGTTCGCCGGGTCGATCACGGCTACCGGGGCGACGGTGACGGGATCGGCGCCCAAGTTCTTCATGATGGAGAGCGACCAGACGGATCTGAACTGGTCGCTGACTGTGAACAACGGCAACTGGAACTTCGCCAAGACTACGGACGCTAAGGGGCGCACGACGGTGTCTCGGCTGTCTCAGGACGGCGGGTTCTACATGGACAACCAGGGGTCGAACCCTGGCACGGTCGCCAACATGGCGTGCATCTTCTCGAAGGACGTGTCCGCGAGCGCGGAGTTGTTTGCGATGGACGAGGGCGGCACCGCCACGCAGATAAGCCCCCACAACCCGTTGACGGGGGAGTGGTGGTTCCACGAGTATGACGGGCCTACGGACACCACGCGGGTGTTCCATCTGGAGCGGATGTTCAACTTCCTTCGTGCCAGGTTCCCCACTGAGGCGGCAGACTGGTACGAGGAGATTAGGGGCGTCCTGACGGACGCGTCTACGCTGTCAACCCACAAGCCAAGCCTAGCGCGGCCATCGAGGGCGCTACCGGACGAGCTTGTGGAAGAGTAACGCCGAGAGGCGGCTTATCCCGTCGCCATCAAAATGAAAGGCGGCCGCGTGAAGAGTCTAGTTTCGGCGTTCAAGGCTATCGTTCACCGGGTTCCCGAAGCCCCCCCAATAGTCCACACAACCGACGGCGTAGATACGCTACGTGCGTTCAACGCGAGGCTCGAAAACGGAGAGTTCGACCATGGCGAGCGTGGAAGAGCAAGTCCAGGCGCTAGCCGGAAACCAGCCGATGATGCTGTACCGGCTGGACCAAGCGGACGAACATCGAGCGAAGATCGACGA